AAGTCCAATCATAGATGTTATGAAGAACGACCAGAACACCTCACTCATCTCCATCCTTCGTCTGTAATGCCGTATATTATAATTTATATAGGGATATATCTAATAACCAAATCACCACTTTTTTATATTTTACGATAAGTTCATAAAAGATAAAAATGATCTACCAAACTACCAACCCTCGGTGTCTCCTAAATTAAGAAGACTGAAATGTTACGAAGTTGGGGTTTAGAACTACAAATGAAAAGGGTAGGGCAACATTCACCGTCGTTAGAGTAGCAGCGTTAGCAACGGTAAAAGTGACTTGTCCTGCTGCGACAGTAGCAACTATAGCACAAGCAGTCGCACCAGCGGTCAAGGCAGCACCAGTAAAGTTGGCGACAGCGATACATCCAGCGTTGATCTTGGGGTTGGTATAGACTAGGGTTCCGTTAGCACCAGCGGTGGTTCCAGTTCCAGTTGCGACGACTAAATCTGCGATAGACATATTTACGATTGTTATAATATACTATAACATAATTATTTTAATATTAATTCTGCGTCAAATATTAAAATGGTAGATTGGTAGTTATAATCACGCTAAATGAAAATCCTTGGAAACGGTTAAAAAGTGGTGATTCGGTGATTTACATCAACCGATCCTCCATAGCACCGCCACGACCACGACCGACACCACGACCGACGCCATTACCGCAGATCGCCTTCAACGCCTTACTACCCATCTGTGCGTATTTATTATCGCTACCGTCAAGGGCATCACGACCCACCTTAAGCATTCCTGGGGCGACAGCAGAAGCGAATGAACCCAACTTATCAAGGAGACCACCGCCAACGAGACGCTCAACATCACCGCTAGAGTGGGGGGTCTGTGCGGATGCGGACAGCACATCGTCCTTAGTGAGGATACCAGTGTAAGTTGCTGATTGACCCTTCTCGCAAACGAATAGACCGCTGTTGAGGGTGATGAGAACCATTTCAATCGGCATTCCACCAGCGATAGGGGCAACGGCGTTAGGTGCTGGGATGTAGTTCTCCACATCAAGGGTGAATTGGAGGTTAAAGTTGCCGAGCGAACCTGGGGCGTAGTAGTCCTCGGTGATCTGGAGATGCTTACCCATATCCAAGAAGAGGTATGAACCAGAGGTGGGGATCTGCTTACCAGACCCAGTCGCAGCGACCGCTTGGATGGCGAACCCCCTAAACTCCTCCCACGACTGGTTGCTACCAGCCTCCACAGAGTAGCGATACAACTGATCTTGGGTAGCAGAAGCGAGAATACCAGACTGGTTATTGAAGTTGAATGAAACTTGTCTAATCGCTAAAGCGGAGTCGGTGTCGCTCAAAAGTTGTGCGGATTTCGCCTTGCGGACGAAGATCAGCAACTTATCTGGGATCTGGTTCAATTGGGTAGTAGTGAAGGTAAGGCGTGCTGTCGCTGGGATAATCGTCTGTGCTGCTGCTCCAGCACCACGAGTAGCATAGGCGATATTGGGGGTGGATGTAGAGAGATAGCGAGGCATCTCATAATAAGGAACAACGTTGCGTGCCGACAACATATCGCTCGGTTTGGGGGTGAGGAAGTTGAAGATGAGTCTGCTATTGGAATAAGACTGAATGACACACTGGGAGGGGAACTGCTCGTTGTTGTCGCAAGGGAGACCAGAACGCCACACACGAGCAACGTTGGAAGTGGAAAGATTGAATACGACGTTGAGGTTCTGGATGCCATAGAACCCTTGTCCGCTATAACTGGATTTAGCGAACATAAAGGGGGCAGCGAGAAGGGGTTCCCTAACGGTGTATTTAATGAAGTAAGTTACGGCAGCATCCACCGCTGGGATGAGGGGGACTGCGGTAATGATGTTAGCACCAGCAGCGTCAAAGGTGTTGGTTCCGCTCACTTGGACGTCCATAAATGAACCACGAGCGTAAAGATCGTTGTCGTAGGAGTGCGTAGTGTAGTTGCCGTTGGGGTTATTGTTAGCACCGATGGCGTCAAGGTATTTACCATAGACATCATACAAGTTAGGACACATACCGTTATACCTCATCAATTCACGCTTATCGTTGAAGCGGAGAATCGCTGGTAATACATCGTTCATATTGATTGAGACCGAGTTGTTGTTGATTGTAAATTGCTGTGTCAAGCACGCCGAGTGAAGAGGAAACGGTCCTAAAGCGTTTGCTAGACCCAACTGGACGACTGGATCGCCAACCGCCATACCAGCAAGTTTGGCGGAAGTGATAGCACCAGTAGGTATAGTGACTTGTGCTACAACCGTGCTTTCCCAGATGACACGACGGTCAATAATCGTGGTCTCACTAGGAACTTGGATGTTGTAGGTGTGAGAGTTAGCATTCTGCGAGATAGCAGCGAACTCGGCAACGGTGATATTCTGTCCGCTTTTCTGGACGGCATACTTAATGCTGTCCTTACAGTTAAGGCGTTCATCACGGACAAGAACTTTCTGGAAGTCGGCGGAAGACATATTTACGATTGTTATAATATACTATAACATAATTATTTTAATATTAATTCTGCGACAAATATTAAAACCCCTTAATGAGTATTTAGACTACGCCTTGGAAGTCCTTCCGCCTAAACATCAATTTAATTGAGGCATTACATCCAGACCCCAACCTAAATTGATTGAGGCGTCCAAATGTATCCTTCCAATTGACGCTTATTTCAATCGCCGATAGAGGGGCGTTTCCGTTGAGGTCAAAGAGGCGGTATTCGGCGGTAGGAACATAACTGATGTTCGGTTTTGTTTGCCACCCCTTATCGGTAGTCACTTCTAAATCTGTGAGGATGTTGGCGATTCCACTATTGTTTCCAGCGTTGGTGAATTGCGATCCAGCACCGAATAAGACTGGGGCGGATACGATTGATGACGCAATAGGGAGCAACGAGGTAGTGAATACGAACGACTGTACTGGATTCCATAGGGGCGTCGTTGGATACTCTTGAGGCACCCTTAATAACGAGTTTGCGACTGGTTGGACTGGGAGTGCTGCTGGAAGGACTTGGACGATCTGGGTCGGCATCGTTGCTGGTGCGACTGGGGCAGAAGGGATATTGAGGTAAGGATTTATAGTCACTAAATCTGGGAGGTTCATCCTCCAGTTGTTTCCTACATAGGGGACGATTTGGTTGTATCCACTCTGGAAAGCGGAGAATGAACTAAAGAGGTTGAATAGGGGTGCGTTGAAATAGATCTCAATAGGGGCGTTAAGGGGTAGTGCTGCGAGAAGGGTTGGGGTCTGGTTGTTTGCTGAAGGCGTCTGGAACAACTGTGCTGGTGCGACCCAAGTTGCTATATTGGTATCATCATTCCACTCCAGATAGGGGAAGCACTGGATAGGATACGCTGCCCCCACCGCTGCTGGTAGGGCAGCGATCACTTGCCCATATACGACCCTTAATGCTCGGTTAATCATCTCAATAAAAGGTTTGAATGTATAGACATAGTAGTATTCATTTACAATATCTCCAGCAGTTAAGATTGATGTAGGGGGAGGTGCTAATACTGGATCGCTCTGGGGTATGAATTGAACGTATTGCTGGAAGTTTGTTGCGACGAGGGAGGGGTGGGTCATAGACACTTGGTAGATGAGTTCATTTACCGACGCTGGTGCTGGGACTGAATTGGATGCTCTTGGTTGGGGTATGATAAGGGGGAGTGTGGGGGTCTCAACGCTAAACCGAACAACCGAAGCGAAATAGTCGTTGGGGTTTGCTAAATAAGGACTGTTCCTAATCTCCGTGAATTGGAGAAAAGGGGGTTGCTTCGTTCCAGTCGTATCGTTGTTGAGGATCGTGAGGTCGTAGTATATGTGATAGGGTTCGTATGAAATACGAGAACTGAAGTCTATTCCGCTCATTATGATATATATAATATAACATAGAATTATTTTAATATATTATTCTCCATAAATAATCAATAAATACCCTTGGCGACCCCTAATGGGGTGTAATAATACAAAATGATTATTTACAATACCGATAATCTGTAAAAATACAATATAACCAATTAATAATAAATTTATTATTATCGTATTATTACAGATAAAGGGTATTGTAAATAATCTAATAGACCCTAATTGATTATTTACTGGTTAAATTGTATTATTACGGATGCGGATGCTCGTAGATCGGCGTAGGATCGCCAATACAAGGCGACAATTCGGTCTTCTTCGGTCTGCCCCTTACCTTATTCACTAGGACAGATGAACTGCCGACAGACACTCCCATCTCCGCCAACTCTTCCTCAAGGCGAGCAATCCTTTTGAGTAGTTGCTCTCTGTCCTCAATCCGCTCCATCTTATCATCAATCAAGGCGTTAATCTGCTTCTGTTGTGCCTCGGCAATCAAGTCGGCACTCTCCTTCAATCTATCCAACTCTATCGCAGTCGGCGGTTCTCCCTTACCACCCTTTTTGTAAAGGTGGTATGAATGCTCTGTCGCAAGAAAATCGCAAATCGTCTCCACCTCCATCTCAAAAAGCATATCATAATCATCCCCATTCCCTCTCGTCTTCTTCTTCTCATTCACCACAAGGACAACCTCCTCGGTGTTAAGGGTTGGCGGAAGTCCGCACTTAAGGCGTGTGTTCTCCTCGCACAAGCGGAGGATCGTGTCTATTGCGTAGGACATAGCGGTCGGCATCGTTGGTTCTATACTATACATAGACAATAGTCTTTATATTGAAATAATCCAAACTTTATTTCAATATCACCAAATCACCACTTTTTCACGTTTAATCATAAGTTTCGTTTGCGTCAAAATGATCTACCAAACTACCAACTCAATCTTCCTTAATATAGGTCTGGTTCATCTCGGCGACGCTATGACCCATCTGCTCGGCGATCTCCTTTTGTTCGGCAAGTTGCTTTCCAAACTTCTTCGTGGTGTAGATATGGCGGAGCATAGATGACCCAATCTTCTTTCCAAATACCCTA